AGTCACATCAAGTTCATATGTTGTATTAGACAGTGGTTGGGTATACCAATACGATAGATACAACGACAAATACTGCTACGTGCCCTCTAATGGACACACAGCAGGTATAATGGCAAGGTCAGACTTATTAAGAGACCCATGGTTCTCACCTGCTGGTTTCTCAAGAGGTCAATACTTAGGTATAACTAAACTTGCGTTTAACCCTTCACAATCATCAAGAGATGACTTATATCGTGCAAGGATTAATCCAGTTGTGACATTTGCTGGACAAGGAACAGTATTATTTGGAGACAAAACAGGTCTTACAAGTCCTTCAGCATTCGATAGAATCAATGTCAGAAGGTTATTCATAGTCTTAGAAAAAGCAATCGCAGTTGCAGCGAAATCACAACTCTTTGAATTCAATGATGCATTCACAAGAGCTCAATTCCGTGCTGCTGTAGAACCTTTCCTAAGAGATGTTAAAAATAGAAGAGGTCTAGTAGATTTCTCAGTATTATGTGATGAAACTAACAACACTGATACAGTTATAGATAGAAATGAATTTGTTTGTTCTATCTTCGTGAAACCTGCTAGAAGTATTAATTTTATTACTTTAAACTTTGTTGCTGCTAGAAGTGGTGTTGAGTTTGAAGAAATATACAGTGCAGTTTAAGGAGAAATAAATGGCAACTATAGACCAATTTAAAGCACAACTTATCGGTGGAGGCCCACGTGCTAACCGATTTAAAGTTTTTATACCAAGAGCTGGTAATAAGATTGAGTTCTTATGTAAAGCTGCTAATATCCCTGCGGGAACGTTGGGAGAAGTGGTAGTTCCTTTCAGAGGACACAACCTTAAACTTGCTGGAGAAAGAACTTTCGAAGATTGGCAGATTACAGTTATCAACGATGTTGAGTTCTCAGTAAGAAGTGGTCTAGAAGCATGGCAGGAAGAAATTCAAGCTATGGATAGTGGAGTAGGTTCAACATCTACAGATTATCTTATATCTAGAGCATTCGTAGAACAATTAAACAAAGATGACTCAGTCCTTGCGAGATACGAGTTTTTCAACATGTTCCCAAAAAATCTTGGTGCAATCGAATTATCTTACGATACTGTTGATGCATTAGAGGAATTTACTGTTGACTTTACTTTCTCTCACTGGGAAAGAGTTAAGTAGTCTTTAAAGTGAATAATTACCACACATTTTGGTGGTATAAATATTAGTATGGAAATTTTAGGGTTTGAAATAAATCGTAAGAAAGACGATTTAAGAACGATAGAGGACAAGAATCAAAAGTCCTTTGTCCCACCAGTTGACGATGACGGGACTCCCGTCATTGAACAACAGAGTGGTTTTGTATCGGGAGCAGCCTATGGGTCGTTTGTCGATATGGAAGGCGGTGTCAAGAATGAGGCAGAACTTATTCGAAGATACCGAGAAACGTCTTTGGTGCCAGAGTGTGACTCTGCAATCGAAGACATAGTTAATGAGTGTATCACATCTGACACATCAGATAAGATAGTATCACTCGACCTCAGAGACGTTAAACTCTCTGATAGTATCAAGAAAAAGATACAAGAAGAGTTTAATCACATCTTATCTCTAATGAAGTTCAATCAGAACTCTCATGAATTGTTCAGAAAATGGTATGTCGATGGAAGAATTTACTTCCATAAAGTCGTTGACTCAAAAAGACCTAAATTAGGTCTAGTTGACTTAAGAAATGTTGACCCGATTAAAATTAAGAAGGTTAGAAACATTGAGAAGAAAAAGGGTGCCGACAAAATTGATAGAATTTCTAAAATAGAAGAGTTCTATCTCTTTAACGACAAAGGATTTGATAAATCCACTGCAACAGAAGGACATGTTGTAAGAATTGCACCTGAAGCTGTATGTTATACAACTTCGGGATTACTTGACTACACTAAAAACGTAGTCATTGGGTATCTGCACAAAGCATTGAAGACTGCAAATCAGTTATCAATGTTGGAAGATGCACTTGTTATTTACAGAATATCACGTGCTCCCGAAAGAAGAATTTTCTACATTGACGTAGGAAACCTTCCAAAAGCAAAAGCAGAACAGTATCTTGCAGACGTTATGAACCGATATAAGAACAAATTGGTTTACAATGCAGATACAGGGGAAATCAAAGACGATAGAAAACATATGAGTATGTTGGAAGATTTTTGGTTGCCTCGTAGAGAAGGTGGTAGAGGAACAGAAATTACTACACTGCCTGGTGGACAGAATTTAGATGATATTGCAGATATAGAATACTTTAAGAAGAAACTATATCAATCACTAAACGTCCCTGCCTCTAGAATGGAAGCAGACAACGGATTCAATATGGGTCGTGCGTCTGAAATTTCTAGAGACGAACTTAAATTTAATAAGTTCACAAACAGACTTCAGAAGAAGTTTGCAAGAGTTTTTACAGATATTCTTAAGACACAATTAGTTCTTAAGGAAATCGTAAGTGGAGAAGAATTTGATAAAGTTAAAGACTTCTTCCAGTATGATTATGCAACAGACAACCACTTTACAGAGTTGAAAGATGCAGAAATCATAAGAGAGAGAATAGATACTCTCTCAAATGTTTCTGATTATGTCGGGACATATTACTCAAAAGAATGGGTAAGAAAATATGTATTAAGACAGTCAGAAGAAGACATTAAATTAATTGATAAACAAATCTCCAGTGAAGGAGAGGGTGAATCAGATGAAGGAAGTGAAGATGACTTCGGGGGATTTTAATAAATGAGTAGTGAAATAGCAAAAGAAATAGTAAACTCTATTGAAGCAGGAAAGTTAGATACTGCAAAAGACCAAGTCTTTGACGGAATCAAACAGAAGTCTGCAGAAGCAATCGATATGAAAAGAGTTGAAATGCAAGTAGATTGGATAGATAAAACTCAAGCAGAACCAACGGGTGAAGCTCAGTAATGAAATCCTTTGCAGAGATATCAGTCGAATTACGTGAGGCAAAATTTAAATTGCCACGTGGTCATAAAGACCTAAAGACAGATGTTGTAAAAATTGGTGGTAAGAAGATTAATATCTCTTACACTGAATATAGAGGTAAGGTTCATGTATACGTAGATGGACAGGACTTCGGAGGTGCAACATATAAGGACTTGAAATCTGCAGAAAAAGAAATGAAAGGTATGAAAGATGTCATTAAACAAATGTCCGAGGAAGAAAACATAGACATAGAGGAAATTTTCAATGAAATTAATATCAGAGTTTAATAATTATAGTGTTTCACCAGTAATAGTGGAAGCTAATGAAAAAGGTAAAAAAGATTACTTCATCGAAGGTGTCTTTATGCAATCAGAAATCAAAAACAGAAATGGTCGTGTGTATCCTAAAGAGGTTATGCAGAAAGAAGTCAACAGATATAATAAAGAATTTGTTGAACAAGACCGTGCTTTCGGTGAGTTAGGACACCCCGAAGGCCCAACTATCAATTTAGACAAAGTGTCTCACTTGATTACCAAATTAGAAGAAGATGGTAATAACTATGTGGGACGTGCAAAAATTTTAAGCACACCAAACGGTATGATTGTGAGAAATCTTATCGATGACGGTGCTAAATTAGGAGTATCATCTAGAGGACTGGGTTCACTAGAACAAAAAGGTGGTTCTCAAGTAGTGAAAGACGACTTTCAACTTGCCACAGCAGGAGATATCGTTGCAGACCCGTCTGCACCCGAAGCTTTTGTTAATGGTATAATGGAAGGTGTAGAGTGGATTTACCAAAATGGTAGACTAACTGCACAAGAAATTGACGAAATGCAGACTGAAATTAGGTCAGCAAAGTCAAATAAGTTGGAAGAAGTCAAGTTAAACCAATGGAAGAGGTTCATTAGGAATCTCTAACATATAAATAAAAAAGTAAACTCAAACAGGAGAAAAACATGGCAGAGTTAGAAACAAACCTAGATACAGTTGAAGAAACTGTTGAAGCTATAGAGGAAGGTCAACAACCTAATGCTAAAGCTGAAGATGGTGACAAGAAGCCTGTAAAACAAGGGTCATCTGACGCTGAGAAAATCGAAAGCGGAAAAGGTGATGTCGTCAAACCTGAAGAAAATCCTGTTGACAAAGCTGTTGCATCAGTAAAATCTGCTGAGAAAGCTCCTTCTAACGAAGGTGACCCTCAGAAGAAAGGTGCAGACAAACCTATGAAAGGTGAGAAGCTCAAAGAAGGAGAGGAAGACTCTTCTAAAGATGTTCAAGAAACATCTAAAATGGAGAACATCAAAGCTATCGTCAACAACATGAAGGAAATGACTAAAGAGGAACTTCAAAAAACTTTTGGTTCAATATCAGAAGAAGAAGTTGACGAAACCTTGACAAAAGCAGAAGTCGCTAGAAAAATCGTTGAAACACTTAAGAAACTTGATAACGAAGAAGTTGCTAAGATTCGTGAGAAGTATGAAGACGAAGAAGAAGAAGAGAAAGAAGAAGAAGTCAAAGAAGAATCTGTTGACGAAGAAACTTCTGCGGAACTTGAATCTTCATTAGTAGAGATAGAAGTAGAAGACGACCTATCTGCAATCTCAGAAGCACTTGACCTTTCAGAAGAAAATCAAGAAAAAGCTAAGACAATCTTCAAAGCTGCAGTGACTTCAAAAGTTGCTGAAATCAAAGAAGAACTTGAGTCTCAGTATTCAGAAGAATTAAAAACCTCAGTAGAGAAAGTTAAAGGTGACCTTGCGGAAGCAGTTGACAAGTATCTTACATATTGTGCAGACGAGTGGACGAAAGAAAACGAACTTGCGATAGAAAGAGGTTTGAGGTCAGAAATGACTGAAAACTTTATCGAAGGATTAAAAACATTGTTCGTAGAACACTATGTTGATGTCCCTGAAGATAAGTATAATGTTATTGATGAACTCGCAAATCGTCTCGATGAAATGGAAGAGAAATTAGACAACGAAGTATCTAAAAATATGGAAATTGTCGAAGAGAACGACCTTTTAAAGAGAAGTAATGTGATTAGAGAAGCCTGCGAAGACTTAACTGAATCACAAAAAGAGAAAATGGAATCACTTGCAAATGGTGTAGACTTTAAAGATATCGAAGACTTTAGTGATAAAGTATCAGAAATCAAAGAAGCTTACTTCCCAATTGAAGGTGAAACCATCTCTGAGGATACAGTAGTAGAAGAAGGAACTGGAGAAATATCAGAAGATAAAGAACCTGTTCTAGACCCTACAATTGCATCATACTCAGAGGCATTAAGTAAACTAAAACCATTAGGTTAAATTTAAAGGAAAGAAACAATGTTTTTATCAGAAAACTTACAGGACAAGTGGGAGCCGATTCTAGAGCACTCCGATTTACCAAAAATCGAAGACAACTACAAACGTGCAGTCACAGCTGTTATCCTTGAAAACCAAGAGAAAGCTTTAAACGAAGATAGAGCTACTCTTGCAGAAGCAGCACCTTTAAATTCCACTGGCACAGGTATTTCTAACTGGGATCCGATTTTGATTTCATTAGTAAGACGTGCTATGCCAAATCTCGTTGCATACGACATTTGCGGTGTTCAACCAATGACAGGCCCAACTGGACTTATATTTGCTATGAAAGCAAGATATAACGATGACGTTGACGCTGATAGATTGAATACATCAGAAGCTTTACATAACGAAGCTAGAACTGATTATTCAGCATCTGCTCAAACAACATCAACTTCAGTAGGAAGTGACCACTCAGGAGACCCTTTTAACGGTTCTTATGGGTCACAAACTTCAGGTGGTATGTCAACAGCTTCAGCAGAGTCACTAGGTGACGGTGCTGGAAACCATTTTGCTGAAATGGCATTCTCAATTGAGAAAGCTACAGTGACAGCAAAGTCAAGAGCACTTAAAGCGGAATATTCATTAGAATTAGCACAAGACCTCAAAGCAATCCACGGTCTTGATGCAGAATCAGAACTTGCAAACATTCTATCATCAGAAATCCTTGCTGAAATAAACAGGGAAGTTGTGAGAAGTGTTAACAACCAAGCGAAAACTGGTGCAGCTGCTACAGCTTCAGCAGGAACTTTCAACTTGGACGTTGATGCAAACGGTAGATGGTCTGTAGAAAAGTTCAAAGGACTATTGTTCCAAATCGAAAGAGAATCAAATGTTATTGCTAAAGAAACAAGAAGGGGTAAAGGAAACTTTATTCTATGTTCTTCAGACGTAGCTTCAGCAT